GTATAAAATCTACTGCCGTCCAAAAACCACCTACTGCTTTTGCGGCTTTTAAACTTTCTTTTATTTCTAATTCTGTTAATTGTATTTTTTCTGGTTTTGAACCTTGTGATACGTTTGATCTGAAATCTCCTTCAATAACTGGTCGTTTCATAGTTGCTAATACTTTACCACCTAATACTAAAACTCTCACATCATAATCTGTTTTGATATATTCTTGTATTAATAAATCTGCGTCTTCATCTTGTTTATTAACTAATTGTACTATAGAATCTAAACCTTTTTCACTATCAATAAACAATACACCAACACCCTTACTGCCTCGTAAGGTTTTCATAATCAAAGGAAATTTAATATCTGCGTCAGCAACTTGTTCATTTGATTTTTCGGGGTCGTTAATTAGTTTTGTTTTAGGTTGTGTCAAACCATAATCAGCAAGTCTTAATGCTGTTCTATATTTGTCTGCACATATATTAATTGTAGTTCTAGGATTTACTAATGTTGCATTAGCTCTTTCTAAAATAGAAACAAAATCCATCCAACTATCTTTTCGTGTAATAGAACCACGAACAATAGCAACGGTCATAGCGCCAACTTCAAAACCTTTTTTGTCGTCTTTGTTATGAAATCTACGAACACCGTCATCAAAAGTAGTATAACCACCTGTTAATTTAAATAGATAAAACGGATAGTTTAATTTTTTACATTCTTCTTGAAGTCTATCAGCAGTATGAAATTCTTTTGCATTATCTGGCTCATCTGTAATAATGAGCAAACGCAAAAATCTTTTACTGCCTGTAGCTTCTTCTAAGTAATTTTTAAACGGTTGAACCTGCATTTGCACTATCTTCTGGTTTTTTGCCTATATTATATTTAGCAACTAAATTCCACTCATTCTTTTCTTTAAATGGTAAAACTTTAATTTGACTTAATGGCGCTTTGTTTTCTACTAATGCTGTATTAACAACATCAATTAAATTCCAGTCTTGTAGTAATAATGCTATTGTGTTTCTTCTTTGAATATCATTCTCAGTTAAGGTAGAGTTCTTACCATCTAAAGCAAACAATTCTTTAAAATGTGTTATGTAATATTTACCTTGTTTGTGTAAGATATGACAACTCTGAAATAGTGTTTTGTCTTTTCTACTAGCAACACCAATTCGAGTCAATGTCTCTCTGACTTTTAAGAAATCATCTGGTTGCTTAATAGTGACTTCTAACATATCACTTGGCGACCAATTTATAGTAACTTCACTCATTTTTTTCTCCCACCTTTTATCAGGCCAATTTTTATTTTTTCAATTTGGTCATCTGAAAGTAGGTTAAGAGCTTCTTTTGCCTTTTGATTACTATAACCATAATACTCTTTTATTACTTCAAGGTCTTTAACTTTCTTTTGCGAAAGCCACTTCCCACCAAATCGCTTTTTCTTTCTGATACTATTTATAAAATAGTGAAATTGCATACGCTTTGGTAGAAAATGTAAACCATTCATCTCGTTACTATGCATAATTGTATCATAGAACATAGACAAACATCTGTTAATAATAAATGTAGGATATTTTTTCTCCCACATTATATCCTCTGTGTCTAACAATGGTTCTTTGGTTTCATTGATAGCCTTTAAATAATCCTTTAACTCGTACATTATTTAAACTTACAATTAGCCATGATTTCAGTTAAACACGCAACCATATTAATCTCTTGGTCTGCCACAAAAGCAGACTTATACTGATAACCAGCAATGATTAATATTGATTGAGGTATAGAAGATGAATCTAAAGCAGAATACATCAACTCGTAAATAGTGGTAAACAATGATGATGGTTCTTTATCAAGATTGTTAATAACCCATTTACGCATGTCATTAAATCTTTTTTCTTTTAAGACTTTGACAAGTTCTTTTGTATTTGCCTCAGATAAACTAAACAAAATACCACTATCAATCTTACCTCTAACAGAATATCTTTGTAGTTCATTGATAGTCCGTCTGAAATCAGGATAGTATTTTTGTATTAGTTCAGCTAATACTTTGTTATCATATTCAACTTGTTCATCATCAAGGACTTTGCCTAGCCTTTTTAATAATGCCTGTGCTGTCTTTACTTTTTGACCGTTCTTAATAGCAAAGTCAATGACGGTACATCTACTGTGAAGAGCAGGTAAAATCTTGTTCTTGTAATTACAAGTAAAGATAAATCTACAATTTTTGTAAAATGTTTCAATGAAGTTTCTTAAAGCAGGTTGTACTGATTCGGCATTCATATAGTCTGCCTCATCAACAATCACCACTTTATGATTTGATTGTTCAGTTAATGATACAGTTGAAGCAAAGTTTTTAATCTTGTTTCTTAATGTATCAATCTGACGGCCTTCATCTGAACCGTTGATAATGATATAATCTGCACCAAGTTCCTCACATAAAGCACGAGCAACTGTGGTCTTACCAGTACCTTGTGTACCGGATAATAACAGATTAGGTATTTCTTTTTGTTTTAGAAATTCAGCAAATGTTTTCTTAATATCTTCACTTAATATACACTCACTAATCGTTTTTGGTCGATACTTTTCGACCCATAGGTATTCTGACATAATATAATCCTCACTTGTTTCATAATTTAAAATTCACTATCTGGCTCGATAGCAACCCAATATTGAATTGGTTTATTTCTATTTATGAAGTGTGAGATTTTTTGTGAAGAAATCGCAACATCATAATCATCACGAATCATTTTAAAGTTTTCAGTTTTAAAATAAGCATTAAATGTCTTATCTGTTTCACCGATAACTAATGAATAATCGTTTGATGATGGTGTTTTCTTATCAGTAGCAACAAGTTTAATCTCTTTACCATCACCTGTAACAGAAATGTCTGGTAGATTAAGTGTTGTAACACCTTTCATAAGTTTTTCAAACACATCTTTTTTCAAAGAAAATGTAACATACTTATCTGGCATGTTTATCATTTTAGTAGGTGCAACTACTACTGATTTATCTGCAAAATAGTATTTAATAGATTGTTTACCATTTGCGTCTTTAATTGCTAAAGATTGACCACCGTTAAAGTTCAGTTCAGATTTATCAAATAAATCCACTGCTCTCAAAAACTCTGGTAAATCATAGATAGCAAACTCTTGTTCAAACTTCTCTGTTACATCAGCTTCAGCTAAGATGTTTTTCAAAGTAGAGATAGTTTGTAATTTGTTGCCTGGTTTTACCAAAATGTTTTGGTTAATATCTGAAAAGTTTTTCAGAATGGCAACTGTATCACTTGTTAAGTTCATTATATAGTTCCTCTCATAATTAAATTGGAGCGGATACTTGGTACTGCCCCAAGTTCTGCGAGTTGGTAACCCGCTGTAATACTTTTATACGATATCCGCATTTTTATAATATACACTAAAGGCGTCCCAATGTCAATGCTGGAACGCCTCTAGTAAAAACAATTATTTAATGTCAATTGTTCTTGCTTTTTTGTGCTCTGGAACAACTCTTTCCATAGACACTTTTAATAGGCCGTCTTTTAATTCAGCGCCCTTTACTTCTACATCATCAGCAATTGTGAAGGCTTTTGAAAAGAATCGCTTTGCAATACCTTGGTGTAATACACCATTATTGTCTTCAACTTCTTTTTCTTCCTCAGATTTTACTGATTTAATAGTTAATACACCATCTTCCAAAGATACATCAATATCTTTTTTAGAATAACCTGCTAATGCAAGTTCAACATCATAAGAATTTTTACCTGTCTTTACAATGTTATATGGTGGAAAATTAGGGACAGAAAGTCCTCTAAAGTCGTCATCAAACATTCTCTCGAAATGGTCGAAAACATTATCGAAACCAACTGTTACTGGTCTCAATTGATTGAATATACTTAGTGCTTTGTTTGTCATACAAACCTCCTTTATTAAGCAAAGTTTATTTTAATTTAAATGACAACCCTTATGGCGTTGTCATAGTTATTTATATGGGGATTGTTTTAAAAATTACAACCCCCATGATAAATTATTTTAAATTTCCAATATTAGCTGGAACATTATCATCACCTACACGGTTTGTAAATACTCCTACACCTATTGGTCTCTTATTTTGTTTTTCAAATCCTTTCAACACCATTAGATTTGAACACGCAAACTTATTAAATTCGGATATAAGATTTACAACACTAATCATAGGGTCTTTATTCTTACCGGTGTCAACTAACAAGTCCTTTTGTTCAAAAAGAGTTTCTTTTTTCCATTTTAGAAAAGTCAAGAATACATCTTCCTTTTTACCTATTCTTTTAAAGTCTTCAGCAAAATAGTATAAAGTTGTAGATAAAACTTCCAACGCCGTAGCATTGATTTCTTCATCTGTTTTCCAAACTTTACGCATAGCATTAGCAGCTCTTTCAACTACATCAAAGGTATATGCATTAACAATACCTTTAACTATTTGATGTGATGAAATTGTTTTTAATGCTAACCCATTTGGTTTAACTTGACCTTTGATGTTAAAACCTAAAGCAATCATAACTTTCATGGTTTCTTCACCAATCGGGTCGCCAGCATGAGTTTGTGAAACAACTCTATCAAGTGCTGATTGATTGGTTCTTTTATTAGCATCGCTGTCATGTATTTTAGCCATGTAAGTAAGAGGGTCTGCCTCTTCTCCTAGATAAATTACATTACACGGTACCAATGCACCATATCCTTCTTGAAATATT